CTTTCAAGTTAAGCCCGCAAATGGGCGATAAATGCCTTTTACGGCTTACTACGGGATTATTTCCGCAAAATAGTTAATGGAAATAGGTAAAATATAATTTTTCTCATCTTGTATTGCAGATCCGACTATTGGAGTCCGCATTACCTTAACAACCAATCCGCTTTCAGTCATTGCTAATCCTCTAGCAAAATGCGCTTTGATTGCCTCTGCTTTCGCTTGAGCAGATCCTCTACCCTTATTAATCGGATAAAACAACATGATTTCAAAAAAACCGACTTCTCTATAATATCCATCACCTAATGTTGGATTCTCTGGTTGAGCAGGCAATAGCCTTACTCGCTGATAAGCAGTACCCTCTACTGGGGTATATACAGTGTTTTCAAATGCAGTAGGCAAATTACTGGCAATAGTGGCTAAACGCTTTTCAAATGCCGCACTAATTTTAACTAAACTCATTTGACCACCTTATTGCCTATGTTTTCAAAAGCACCCATTACCTCTAGGTAAGTAATTCGTATAAAGCCTTGAGGGGCTTGTTTTGAATAACCACCGACTGTTTTAGCACCATTGTTATATAGCCCATACTCTAGCTTTGCTACATAGGGCAGGTTATTTGTTATCCAGATACTATCACCTAGCTTGAACTTAGATAATGCGCCTATGGCTCTTGTATTAGCTTGGTTGCCAGATCTATCCTCTGAATATTCAGTAGTATTGACAGAGTTAATGCCCACATTCCAATTGCCACGCAATCTGCCAGTATCTACTGGGCTTTTAAGTACAACTCTTGACTCTAACTCTAACGCAATGGCTCTAGCAACTTGTGAGGCATTTGCTTTTGACTTCTCTAATATTTTTGCTAAATCAACAGTTAAACTTTCAGCATTAGCGGAAATCATTTTCTTACCTGTAACTCGTATAAAACATTTATGCCAGCAGGCTCAATAGCCTTTATGTTGGCTATATCATAAGTAACAGATCCGACTGTCAATGTATCGGCAGGGCTTGGCACGACTGGCAACTGTATAAATACTTGCTGATCGCCCTCTTTAATTAAACTGCCAACAGATGATTGATCACCGCCATTGCCAGATTGATACGGCAAAATTACGCCAATATCAGTAGTAGTGCTAGTGGTAGAACTATTTTGACCAGTAGTAGGATCATAAGTACCCACTAGATATTTAGTCAAAGTCATAGACTGCCCAAAATTAGCAAGTAAATTCCTAGCTGTATTTTTTAGGGCGTTATAGTTCATGTCCGCACTACCTCACGACTTAATCCAGATGTGCTGTTTAAGAATGGGGCTATTAAGTTATCAATAGCACGATATTTAGTATAGGCTGGTTTGGTATCATCATACTCAACTTCTAGGCTACCGACTTTCTCACGCTTAGTAATACGAGCAATGTCTGGGGCTAGTTCTGTTGTTGAGGCTCTTAATCCAAGATCAGCGCAGGCATTGGCTATCTCTGTTGGCACTACATCATTTGGGTAAAAAGAGAATTGGTTTAGGTAAGTAAAATCTTTGCGCTGTACCTCATCTCTAGGAAAACTCAATGCTTGATCCTCTGTATGACGATAGCCTAAGAATCGTAAACGATAGACCTGCTCAATGTAATCAGTGGCTTTGCGTAGGGCTTGCTCTTTAACGCCTGTCGTTAAACTCGCCCATGCAGTATTGCCACGATTTGAGTGGTATATATCGGCATTGGCTACGCTAATATAGCTTTCAGCATTGACCAGACCAGTTCCATTTTCTACGATTAAACTCATATTAAGTCCTAATGATCTAATAAGCCCAGCAGGAAACCCCTTTGCAGAGATTCCCCACTTGAATTACTAGCCTAACAATACAGCCGCAAATTCTGGTTTCCAGAGTTTCCAACCCCAAGCCGCAGATACATTAAACATGGCTTTTTGGAAGCCTTTGTATGCACGAACTTCAAACACTAAACCAGAGTACGGATCTTGCACAGTGATAGCATCAATAGCCGCATCACCACCATTTGGCATAGCTGGTGGGCGAATTGCTAACTCTAAAGCATTGCGGTGGAATACCACATTGCGAGTAGAGGCGGCAGTTACAGTGATAGCCGCATTATCAGCAACTGCTTTGCGTAAACCAGTAGCGGCAAGAGTTACCACATTAGATGCTAGAGCAGTAGCTACTACATACTTGTTGGTATCGCCAGCAAAAGTAATAACATCACCAGCTAAAATAGTACCTGTACCAGTATCAACAGTGATAGCTGTTGCGCCAATCGCATAACCGCCAGCATTGTTTACCAAGTAGCCAGAACCAGTACCAGATGCAGGTAATTGGATGCCAGCAGACTCTTTAAGCATAATGCCTTGCAAATCTAACAACACGCCATTACGCAACAATTCAGTAGAACCGTTTTCGTTAGCTTTTTGTAATTGAGCAAGGTTACGCAATTTAGTACCAGCCGCAGTATTTAACACCATTGTTACATCATTCATTGGTGCGCCATTATCTACTAAGATTTTACGCAATTCAGCAACATCATCAAAGTTAGATGCGAATGGAGTAGTGCCAGCAGTACCAAAAGCACGAGATGCACCTTGATAAGCGGCAGTAGCCAAATCAACTTCAATTTCGTTTGTTAAAGTACGCATTGCTTGGCGGATTTGATCACCATAGATAGTTTCAAAACCTGCACCGTTATTGACGCTACGCATATCCTCGCCAGTCCACGGTATTTGTACACCACGAGATTTGCTGATAGTCAATGTTTTATTATCAACGGTTTGATCAGTACCCTCTGGGATCGTCATAGAGGGCGAGTTGTTTACAGCAGTAGCAGTACGAGTGAAATGTGCGCGAACTACATCATTTAACGCAACACGCTCTGAACCATTACCATTAATAGTTGCGGATGAAACTACACCAGTAAGTTCACGACCTACTATGTCGGCAGCTTTATATAGATCAGCCGCTAAATCTGTTAAGACATTAGCCATTTTATTTCCTTTGTTTAATCGACTACTTTAAATCCATCTTTAGCTAAAGTTGCTCTTTCATATTGCGACTTCGCATCAAATTCAGACCTAGTAATAGTCTTAGATTGAGAATTATTGTTTCCACCTTGCGCCCCACCACCAGAGTTGTTTTCAGCAGATACAAAATGTTTACCTGTTTCACTTGTAGCCCACTCTTTTACAAATTCCCCTAGTGCTTTATCGCCAATCACAGCTTGATAATTTCCATTTTCAGCCTTGATTGTGGCTTGCATTTTAAGCAATGCCTTTGCGGCATCCATGAGTTCTGGTTTAACTTTAGATTTAGCCAGAGAATCAGTTAAATTTGCATCAAGTAAGTATGTTGTTAATGCGCTATCTTTTTCTTTTACAAGTCCAGATAAACGATCCAACTCTTTTTTGCTTAATTTACCATCATTCTCTAATCTGCCAGATAATTCAGCAACTTGGTTTTGTAGATTTGCGTAATCCTCTGGATCTATGTCTGCACCTTTGGCTTTAACTTTTAGTTTAACCAGATCAGACTTCAAACCACGATTACTTTCCTCTAACGCTTCAAATTTACTTAATAAACCATCTAACTTATCTTGCGTTAATTCCTCTAACTTCATTTCATACCCCTTTACGGCACTGCCGTCATTTAAGCCACTGGCTCATTACTGTGTGGCACTGCCACGAAACAAAACCCATTAGTACGACTAACAGATTCCAATAAAACTTATAACTCATATTCAGTTTGAGTTGATTCCTCTAGATATAATTCTACACCTGTTTCAACAGCATTTAATATTTGCTCAATGGTAGGATCTGGCAAACTTATAAATAGTGGCTCATATCCAAACATTTCCTTATATTTAGTTGCCGCATCATTATATTTTTTATCATAACCAGTAAGATTATTAGTATCTTGTAATCCAGTATCTATAATCATATTATTCATTTAATAAGCCCTTATAAAATTTCCCTAATTCTGGATAAAATAAATCTACAATATCTGTCCAAAACTTATTTTGTGCGCCATATAGAGATGTTAAGTTAGCAAAAACTTCTGCGTTATATCTTTCGCCATCTTTTCTAAAATAAGCATTTGTATGACCGCCATTACCATAACTGCCATGTCCTAATAATTTATTCTTACTTGCAGATCCGATTAAATCTGAAAAATTACCAACATTGCCTTTATTATGTATTACTCTGTTAGTAGGTGTATCACCTAGTAAACTAGCCATAAATGAGGCGGCATCTTTATTCTTTATAGCCTCTAACATTAATGCTTTTCTATATTGAGTCAGTTTATCACTTGCTATATATGGTGTTTCATCACTAAACATTTCATTAATAGAATCTAAATTAAAATTTATATCTTTTGCTGTTTTTTCCAAATATATCTTACTTTCAGCAACACTCATTGATTCTATCTTACCTTTTAACTCATTCACGCTTTTTTGTCTAGCAATATTAAATTCTGTTTGCGCCTTACTTTTACGACCAAATCCAGCATTATTTAAAATAGTCGTAGTTTCAGCATCTAATATATCTCTAAAATCACTTTTACTACTTCTGTATCTTGTTTTTCCATCAGACAATACACTGTCTAGGAAATGCCCATACTCATGCCGCCATGTACCTTGCTCACCTAATCCATCTGGCTCTGGTGTATCAATTGTTCTACGATGTGAATAATAAGTACCGCCATTTTTAACGACTCTAACCTCTTTAAGTTGATCGTCATACTTGACAATAGCTTTAACCATGTAATCTGGCGCATCAGCAAAGCTGGCATCATGGAATCTAGCCTGCGGAGTACCTTTTTTCCATGTTACTTGCACTGGCTCACTGATCGCCTGTACAGCCTGCACCGATTCAAATGCTTTAGCATTACGCTGTTTTAACTCATCTAGCGAATATACATGACCAGTAGGGCTAACGAACTTGTCCAGCGTGAGTTTGCCATCTCTAAACAATTGCGCCTTAGTAACGCCTAGCACTTCATTTTGCCTAGCCACTGATTGATTCTTTAGCCACTCTTGATAAGTAGTCTTAGCAGGCACTTGTCCATCCATTGAGGCTCTAGTGCTTTCTGGCAGATCTACATCCAATCCTAGTTCTTTGAATGACTTGATCACAGCAACATAACGACTGCGACATCTAAAGTGAGCAGGGATTGATGGCTTAGGCTCACCCAGCTTGTAAAAGTTGCCATCTCGACTGGCGCATAACTCGGTAGTGCGTGTATCTAATGTGGCAGTGTAACGATAGCCTTTGATGATGTCCTCATTGGCATCATATAGGGCTTGCTGGGCTACATTGGCGGTATGGGCAATAGCAGTTAATACAACCGACTCTGCATTGGCTCTAGTGATATTCATAATGCCATCAGTGTAATTCAGAGCCTTAGTACCTCTGATCCTATTCACTATCTCGCCAGTAGTTTGGCTTTCAATAAAACCGATCCGCACTGCATCTCTGATCAAATTGGCTTTTTGTGTTTCCATGCCAGTTAAGAATTCACTTAGGAACTTACCTTGGAATGGGGTAGCAATAGCAGAGGCATAAGCCGCCTCTGGGGAAATAGGTAACACCTTAACAGGCTGTACATTGCCGATAAGATTCTGCTGATACTCTACCTCTGATCCTGTAAATTTGCGTAGATCAGACTTCAATTGATCTGATACCTTAGTATAGGCAGAGGCATTTAAATCGTTTACAGAGCGTAATAATGCTTTGATCCTGCTTACTTTCTCTGGGCTAGGTGTAACTTTGTTCAATTCGGCAGTAAGTTTGCTGTATAAGCTGGCATCAGCAGTATTTAGGATTTGTATGATCTTTTTGGTTATAGCATTACTGTACCCAAGCACATCAATGGCGTGAGATATTTCCTTATTCAGTAATTTTTCGTTTACATTCATGCTTACTATTGATCATCTACCGAGCCAACAAATTCTGGCTTTTGTTTAATGATTTCATATAACGCTTGTCTATCTGCCCCTGCCACATATTCATCACCCTCAATAGTAGCCTTACCTGCTGATAGTGGTTGCTTACCTGCTTGCCTAGCCTCTTTAGATGCGTAGCCATAAAATGTAACTTCAGTGCCTTTTCCTTTAAAATCCTCTTGAACTGCACCAATATTCCAATAAGTTGCTGGTATGCCAAACTCTGTATCAATTGATTTAATTAATGCCATGTTATTTCCTTATCTTATCCAACTAATAATCGTCTTGTAGTGCCGCCCGAATCTTTGATTTCAATAAAGCCTGTTGGCGTTAATACGGTTGCTGTGTATGCACCAAATCTAATTCTGCCTGTGCCTTTAGGTATTAATGCTAAATCAATATCTGTATCTGATCCTTGAGCTGACATTAAAACTGGGCTACCAGCAACACTACCAGTTACTTGAATAAAGTTTACTGGTGTTGCTGTGTGAGATATACGGAATTGTGTACCCGCACCTACTCCGCCTGTTGTAAATGATACATTACCACCACCTTTAGACGCCATTATTAAAGGTACTAGTGCATCTGAACCTTGAGCAGAAATAGATGGAGTGCCACCTGTAATTGCACCTTGTAATTGCAAATTGTTTACAGCACTGCCTATGTGATTGACAGTTACTTGTGTATTAAATTCATCACCTGTTCTAAATTGGATTGTTCCACCGCCTGTGGGTTGTAAAGCTAAGTTTGCTGTACCAAACGCAGTTATTTTTTGAGTATTACCAGCACCTCTTGCAAGTAAAGTATATTGACCTGTTGTTGTAGCATTATTTATCTGTGCTTGTAATCCACCTGCTGTAACAAACTTAATTGCACCAGTGCTAATAGCATTTAATGTTAAGTCTGTTGTAGGTGCTGTAACAGACGGAGTAGTTACTGTTGTAAATGCGCCTGTTGATGTAGTGGTTGCACCAATGCTTGTATTATTAATTGTAGTGTTACTTATAATGGGGCTAAAACTTTTTTCCCATAAGTCAGTGGTTGAATTATAAACAAGGGTTTGTCCGTCAGATGGATTTCGAGCAGATACATCATGTAATTCATCCATCTGATAGCCATTCTGTATTCTAACTTCGATAGCACCTAGGTTTACATGACTTCTGGTAACAATACCTACATAAACTAAGTGATTTGGCGCATATTGTTTAACATCTGTATAAGTTCCTGCAACCGTACTACTTAGATACAACTGTGCGCCCTCTGCAAATGCAGAGGTATCTAATCCGACTAACTGACCAAATAGAGTAGCATAACCATTTTGATTGTTTGAAATATTGGCAGTGATAATACCCATAGTTTGTGCGCTTGTGGGATCACTAGTGGCTATTGCCCTTGATACAACCGCTCTGTTACCTGCCGCCCCACTAATATAGACAACTGTACCCTTTGTCATTACAGAGCCAGATTCGTTACGCACTCGGGCTAATAAGGTAGATGCTGGGGATGCCTCTGATACTTGAATATTTGCAACAGTTCCAGCTTGCGTTACGACTATACTGCCATCATCTGAAGTTATTTCACTTATCCCACTACCGCCAGCCACTTCCAGATTAAATGTAGTGCCATCATTGGTAATTTGAACTGTATTTCCTGTTGATGTAAGTGATTGAACCCCAGTAGATCCACCTAGAAAACGAGTTAAACCGCCATTGCCTTGTAGATCAATATACTTGCCCCATTCACCACTAGGCAATTCAAATCTTAACTTAGTGCCAGACCATTCATGTTTAGGTTTATCGCCCTTATCACCTTTATCGCCTTTTTCGCCTTTCTCGCCATCTTTGCCATTGATCCCATCTATTCCGTCTTTACCATCCTGCCCATTTTTGCCATTTAACCCAGCAAACCCACGCTCACCGTTTAATCCATCAATGCCATCTCTGCCATCTAAACCATCTATGCCATCCTTGCCATCTACGCCATCTTTTCCATCTACACCATCCTTGCCATCCTCACCTTTGTAGCCTTGATCGCCTTTATCGCCCTTAATATAACCCAAGGCTCTCTGTTCATTAAATTGTGAGCGCAGTTTGGCTACTGCCTCGACTAATGTAGCAATCATGTCCATTTATAACCCCAATCTAGTGCGTATTTGAGCCATTAATCCAGTATTATCATCTGGTAATTCCTCGACATCTGGCAAATCAGCCATGCCATTAGACATATCAGACTCTAATCCAAGTAAGTAATCATCATAGCTAGTAGATTCTCTGATCACTTCGCCTTGTTTTAATGCGTAAAATAGTTCCTCTTTAGGGATGCCACCGACTTGCCATGCTTTCATTAGCGCATCTAAGTCTTGAGCAGACATAGGTACTGGCATAAAGTCTGTGTTCATATCTATTTCAATCTCGCCATCAACGCCATACCACATAGCCATAAAGCGAGTGATCTGCTCAAAGTTCTCGCCTGCTAATTGAACCAATGCCGCCAATACACTAGCCTCACCATTAGATCGCATAAGCAAAGTGCCAGCAGACTCTACGCCTGCTTTCTCTGGTGCTAACATCCTTGCACCAATAGCCGCCATTTGCGACTCTTTCTGTAATAGATTTTTTTCTAGTGCGCCTAGACCTTGACCAGTAAATTCTAGGAAACCCCAATTAGCACTGCTATCACTAGATACAATGGCAGTAGATGAGCCAATGCTTACTTTCTCATTCTCATCAAATACAAACCCAGCCAGCATAGGGGTAGGCAAGCCAGCAAAATGACAACCACGCTCATAGTCAGCAGTAACACGATAATGGGCAATGTTTAGATCAGCCAAATCTAAGATAGGTGGATCTTGTAAGTCTAAGCAATTCTCTCTTGCGCCAAATGCCCAGAATGGGATAAATGAAATAGGTGCGCCTTTCATTAGCGGCACTATGTCATTCTCGAACTGTACCCAATCGCCTTTTTTATTCTTGCGATATACTCTTTGTATATAACCAATCTCTGTTAGCAGTAATGCTCTGATCTGGGGATGTGTTTCATATTCAAACTCATTCTTTTGCACTTCGTAATATTCTTGCAACTTGATCATAACTGGTTGCATGACATTGTTTACCCTAGTAACACGCCAATCTAGGATCGATTCAGCAGGGTAGTAAGTAGTGTAGGGGCGCAGATTTGCTTTAGCGGCATCAGCTAGGCTTGCAGGGGTTTGAGTAACACTAGGGTACTCGACTAAGATACCAGCACGACCAACTTGTAATAGATCATAGATAGTCTGCATAGCAACAGCATCTAAGCTGTTACCTTTTAGATCTAAGTCATCAAACATATCCTCTAATGCAGGCGGATAAGTCTTTTCTATCTCTTTACGAAATACCATGCCGACTAATCCCTCTAGGGTACGACCAGTAGCATTGAAATAGGTGGCTCTTAATTTGTAGGATTTGTAATCATGATCTGATTGATCTGCTAAACGAGGTAGGAACTTCTCGCCAGCATTGTGAATTGCGCTTTGCCCCTCGCAGGCGGCTCTTGTTTTGAACCACTTTTCTGCAAAGGCTTCATATTTGTTGTGTTTGTTATCATTCATATTAGACACCGCTCATTCGTATATGTTGAATTGTTCTTGCCCTTATAGGGTAACGGTACGCAATACAATAACCTGTTGCATCAAGTACATGATCAAACCCTGCTGTTTTATCTGGATCACCGTTCTTGTCATAGGCTTGGCGTTCTAACGACTCTACCAATTCTGGACAGGTTTGCGGATTTACCAAATACTTGCGCTCTTTAATCAATCTATTCATGGCTAATACACGATCCTTAACCGCAGGATTCGCAGGATTGACCATTATATTAAAACCAGCCTGTTTTAATAAGGCTATATCACTCTCACTAGCGTTTTGTGATTTACGGTTATTACCACTAGCATCTGGGTAAATAAATACTTTATGCCCATTGTACTTAGACTTAATGACATTGATCATGGCAGGCGTGTCAAATATACCTGTTAATTCATCTACAACATGAGGATTATCGCCACGCAATACATGAACCACAGCCGCCATCTTGGTAACATTAAAATCCAAGCCAATGTGCAAAGGCTCGCCACTTATTATAATCTCATTCGATTGATTTAGTAATCTATCGAAATCAGCATAAACACTGCCAGCAGTTAGATTGACAAACTCGCCATCTAGGTATGCCGCAAGTAAATTAGTTGAATAAGTGTTTTGTAGGTTTTCAATGTAGCCCTCTGGCAAGTTATGGGCATTGTCCATAGTGCAGGCTTTAAATATCTTATAGCCGTCTTTTTTGTTCTTTACCCACCGATCATAGACAAATCTAAACCCCTCTGGGGTGGTGGCTACGGCTACTGTGTTTTTAATGGCGCATTTTTGGCGGTTACGAGCAATAACTTTATTCCATACTTCTCTGGCTTTGTCTATTGGCAGTGTATCTAGTTCATCTAGTAGGCTATGTGCGACCTCGTAACCCACGATCCTTTGAGGGTTTTCCATAGTGCGAAATATAATGCGCCCTGCGTTCTCAAATTCAATGTACGAACTCTGCTTATTGATCTTGTACTGCCAGCCCTTGCGCTCACATAACTCTGGGAATCGCTTAAAGGCAATATCCTCGACCAGTGGGTAGGTTGGTAAGTAGTAGGCTACATCACAATCTTTAAAGCTGGCTTTGAGTGCCATGATCCTTGCAATCCCTGCGGCTGTCTTACCGCTACCAAATCCGCCTACAAAAGCTGGGAATGGCTCTAATGATGTGGCAAATGCTTTCTGCACTGCACTTAATGGCATTAGACAAACTCATCAATGCTAACGGATGGTAGTTCTGTTGTAGCTATGTTTGCCGATATATCCTGCTTATCAGAGTAGCCATGTTTGGTTAAGATCAGCTTGGCAATAGTAGAGTTTAAGTTGCCTGCTAGTGATCCGTTTAATAGCTTATTCTCTTGTAAAGCAAGTATAGCCTCTAAAATGTCCGAAAATTCGTCATTCTTAGATGCGTAGTCATACATTGTGCTACGCCTTTTGCCAGTGTAGCAAGCCAATCCAGCTACGCTAGGGATGACATCACCAACTACTTGCCAATCGCCCAGAGCATACTTTTTAGCTAACTTTAGTACAGCAAGTAATTCATTTGGTCTGCCTACTGGGTTTTTACTGCTCATTATTTTTTAGCTTTCTTTTTAGCCTTTTCAGCAATAGACAATGCTATCGCAACTGCTTGGCTTTGTGATTTACCCGACTGGATCTCGGCTTTAATGTTTGAGTGGATGGTTTTTTGAGAATAACCTTTTTTGGTGGGCATATAAACTCCATAAGAAAGTAAGAGGTTTCCGTAACTAAGCGACCTCTGCGCTTACCCTACTTCGTCAAGGGGGCTAGGCTACTATTGAGCAATGTACTTTTGCTCATGTATGATTAAGTTAGCATTATTTTTATATAATGTAAATCACTTAAACCCTGCTACCTAATAACGATAATGTCTTATCTAGCAATTCGACTTCAGTTCCGTAATTAGATTCAAACGCCAATTTACCAGAATGAACTGCTATTCCATGTCCGCCAGATCTATGATGTAGTGGGCAGAGTGGTATGGCTATACTCCAGTGGCTCTTTTTGCCCATAGAGGCATTGCCAGACTTGATATGATGTATCTCTGCTGGTGAGTAACCATGACCAGCCACATGGCAAGCAATACAACCCAATTGCGTAAGTTTGTCATAATGCTTGCGCTCATCTTTAGTCATATCATTACTTGTTTATATACAGTGCCTTTGACTGGGGTTATCTTAGTATATCCCATCATCATCATTAGCTTTGGATCATAATCCAAATCGCAAGTGGTAGGCTTTTCCTCTACTCTGGCATCTGGCATCCACTCATAAGGCTCAAAGTTAATCGTTTTGTAAGCATAACCAGCTTGATTTGCCTCGGCTATCCTAATAGGGTTTTTAGATAGATAACCCTCATGCACTAAATTAAGCAGATGATGGTTTAGCCTTGTCTTAATTAAACTGACCGCCTCTGCTAACTCTGAAATGCTTAATTGCTTATCTGCACAGGCGTTTAAAATTTCCTGCCGTTTAATAATTGATTCTGATCGTGTACACCTTTTCATAATGCGCCCATTTCCTTTTGATTAAATTTACAACCATCACAGCCATGATCTATGATGTTCTGCTTGCTATATTGACAATCTCTGGTGAATATATATTCCCATGATGTTCTGCCATCACTGTGATAAACCATATCGCTTTGGCATCTCTCTGGCACTAACTTGCTATGGCATCCGTTCATACTTTCCCTAAGTAGATATGTTTAAGTTCCTATAAACAACACCATCACTCCATTTTTTATCAATTGATCGCATATAAAATGTCATAACTTGATTAAGACTGTACAACACTGGCTTTTTATCTTTAAAACAAAACGCATAGACTAATGGGCATTTAAATGAGTCATACCATTCAGCAAATTGTGGCATTAGTTCAAATTCTTTTTGTTTAATATTCCCAGTTCCCTTAACCATCACCAGCTTTGATCCGTTTTGAGTTTCAATGTAGTAATCTGGCAAATTCCTTATACAGGCATTGATATTATAAAAATGTGGGATGTTGCTGTTTTTTTCATCAAATCCTAGCCGTCTTACAAAATACCCTTTTGATTGACAATAATCCTCAAATATTAACTCGCCTATATTTGGCTGGCTATTCCTATCAGCATAATTATTGCCACCATTCATTTATATATCCTGTGGCTTACTTTTTAACTGCTGTAATTCTTTTTGTAAATGTTCAATCAATTTATGTAAATGTTCTATGCGCTCATAAGCGGCATTAAGTTCGTTTTTTTCTTCTGTTGTCATGTTTTTTCCTAAAAGTAAACTATTAGTTTATATCTATGCAAATAATTAAACTCAAAAAAGTAATATATCAAACGCTTTGCCCAATGTAAGTAGCTTTACTGTCTTTGAATTGCACCTCAATAGCGCACTCTTGCCCTGTGTTTCCATGCAATAGTTTCCAAACTCCAAATCCCATAGCAAAAATAGCAATAAATAGCAATGTTGCAACAATAACTACCGCTCTATCTGACTTGCCAGATTTAGTGCAATTGCATGATCTGCCTTGATCGCAATTTTGGTTACATGGCATCATTATTCTCCAATTTATTAAAATTATGTTTTTTGCGCTGTTCCCAATCAAGATTTAATATTTCATTGTAGTGATCTTGCAATTCTTTAATTAAATCGCTTAAAACATCTAATTTAACAATCCAATCCTCACCTGCAAAATATTCAGTAAATTTAACTTTAGTTTTATCTGTTTTATTATTCCATGACCCAGTAATAACTTTCATTTTGTATTTGCCCTTGTTTTATTAGTTCAATGATTATATTTACTACCAACTCCATCCAAGTTCTGTTGCCGCCCATGATTCTATTTTCATTTGATAATCTGCCATCTCGTTAGTGTTAAGTTTCGTAGTAGAGGTTATTGATACTGTTGATTCGTTATTAATAACACGCTCTGTCTTTAAAAATTTATAGCCCATCAATTCGTGTACATCCTCACCGCTTATTCCAATATGATCACCAATGCTTTGATATAACGACCAGAGGCGTGAGTTTTGCTCTAGCGTTCTTTTATCTTTCCTCGGTCTAACATGGATCTCATAATCATGAATGTTATCTATTTCATTTATCTTAGCTTGCAGATACGGTAAGTTTGTCTTTGATGGCATCCAAGTGAAGCTGTTTAAGTTTTTTGACATCCTGCGATTTCCCTAAAAATTTATTGCCTTGCCATAACTGATAAATCCATACCCCATAAACTAATGACTTTGAGATTGTGAATCCGTCAGTGGATAAATAGTATTTGCCCTCTTGTTTCCATTTAACGATCAAGGTATAAACTTTTTATCAAATAATTAATATGTTTAGGTATAGGGTATTTACCAGATTCCCATTTAGCAACACAATCTAATGTTCTAAATACTAGGTTAGCGAACTCTTTTTGAGTTAAGCCTAAATGCTGTCTGGCTTGTTTTAATTCTAAATGTGTCATTGTTTTCTCATTAATTTAATATAAATAGATACTATATAATATTTATATTCTAGTCAATGTTCATAACACTTTTTGCTATTTCCACTGATGTATCTGGAAACAAGTGAGGATTGTTTAAGATTCTTTCAGTCCATGCTCTAAAGTTCTCTTTAGGCTTAATCTTTTCTTTAATCAGCTTATTCATTCGCTTAATATTTTCTTTAGTTTCAGCAGTAGCTACTGGGGCTGGTAACGCATGATACATAGATTCTCTAGGCTTGCACATCTGGATGATGTCAGCAGGCTGTGGCAACTTGTTTGGCGTGTCTGTCCATATATCAAATGCTCTTGATACAGTATTAAATTCAAAACGCTGTAATTTATGCCACCAGATCCGCAGAATCTCTTTGTCTGGTTGTTGTTTACCGTAAATTGTAAATACAGCATCAATCATATCCTTAAATGCTTTTTTGTCTGATTCGATCATAATATGCCCCTAAAATGGTGATTGCTCTATTGGTTGAGGATCGCTATATCTGCCTTGATTAAGATAAGTTGTAGGGTTTGGAATGAATTGTCCGTCATTTCTACGCCATTGATCCGATTCTTTTTGCCATGATAATGCACTTAATACATCATCAACATTTAGCTTTAGTTTATTCCATGCTTTCCTTGCCGCCTCTTTACCTACTTTTTTTGGGTAAAAATTCCAGAACTCATCAAACCCATCATCTAG